GCGCATTTGTTTGGATGTATACAACCGAATAAGGAACTAGACGAGATAAAGCGCCTGTACCTTTGCTAATGGTTGATCCACCACCTTTGTCTTTCTCATCTTCATTGAAAGATTGGTCGGTCTGGTTAATGCTAACTCTGTGTGATGCTCTAAAAGCCCCTGTATCAACTGGACTTTGTAAAACAACACCTTGTAAGGCATCAATGACAATATCTTTTTGCTTTTTAGTAAGGTCTGCTTCAATTGTTTTAGTGAAGGCACTCGGTTTGCTGCTCCATCCCATCAAAAGTTACCTCAACTTTACCAAACAGTATCTCAAATACTGGTTCATTCCCTACTGTAAACACTCGACCGTCAATGGTTACCTTATGTCGAATAAGATAGCCTTTGTTAGTATCTGCAAAGAGTACATACTTACATTCTTCGCCATCTAACAGCACCTTCTTTGGGCCATTAGTGGATTTGCGAACCTCAGCGTGATAAACGCCCTCTTGGTTTACAGCCTGACTTATTAAGTTCCCATCATCTAAGTGAATCATTAGACTTTCCTCAATTGAGCAATCCATGTTGCGTCCGCTGGATCTTTTCCGTAACTCACAACACGATAATTCCCGCCTTCAATCACCCAAATGTCGTTAACATCTGGCTCAACTAAAGTACCCGCTGCATCTTTTACTTCATTTTGCAGTAGCACGGCCTTAGAGTCTGTGGCGCGGTAATCTATAGGCTTCACCAAATCTTTTAAATAAGAGCCAAATAGGACGCCTCTGCCGCCATATACATATTCAGTGTAAGTATCTTCACCAGCGGCGGGATTAGAACCAGTTAGCTTCTTTCGAGTACAAGTGAAGGAATCTACAGCGTCTGCAAGCTCATCCTCTGCATCAAATGCGGCTGCCAGTTCTTGCTGAATTTCATCACGCATTCCCATGGCCTACTCCGTAATAACAAAGGTGTTGATGTGATACTTCTCGCTAAAGAATGGCTCAAGCAGATCAAGGATAAATTGCATATCGCCACTTACTGACTCTTCTTTGCCTGCAACATACGTCTTGCTTACAGACGTGCCAGACTGTGCAGCGACTGTTTTGGATGCTACTACACCTTCTTTAGTTGTGTAGAGTTGCCCTGCTGCTGCCAGTTTTGCTAAGTAAGCGCCAGCCGTAAGAATCGCATCTGGCACTTCACCTTCTGGATACTCGGGTAAATTTCTAGCATTAAGCCACGCATTCGCCTGCATTACAGCAATAACCGGATCGCCATTTCCCCACCAGTTAGGCCCTAGTTTTTGAGTCACACTCTCAACTGTTACATAGTTCATAGCTTAATCCTAAAAATCTAATTAAGAAGGACGGCCCGAAAGCCGCCCTGCTTTAGTTATGCACCACCATTCAGCGGTGCTTCTGGCACAGGAACTGCTACTTCTGGGTCCTTAATGCCATAGTCACCCGCTGTTTTGGCAGGGTCAAACATAGTGCCTGCTGCTAATGTGTCAGTCGCATCATCAGCATATCGGCGGTCAGTTGGGTATTGGTATTTGTAGTCTGGTTGCTTCTCAGCCATGACTGCTCTCCTTAAAGGTTAGTAATTAGGAAGCGGATTGAGGTGTCTTCTGGTTTGGTTACAAGTTCCCAGTTAGCTGCCTTCTGCAAATCAGCCCAAGAAGCGCTTAAAGACTCACGCTCTGTACCACCAGTTAAAGTGTCCTTAGGTGCAATGAAGCTAAAACCTTGTGGATGGATCAACATGTTGCGACGCGTCCAAAGGATTTCATGACCAGCACCGTTACCAGTTGATTGTGTTTCTTCAACCTTCAAATCTTTCGGACCCGGAACAGAGTCATATGCAAATGCGCGTGGACCTGCAAGAGTCGTGATGAACTTAGCGTTTGCGCCTGTGCCAATTTGCGTATTGGTATCTGTTTCAATGACTGCGCGCCCGTTGTAAACGGTGATTGGTGGCAAGTTATCACTTGTGGTCACTTGTTCAAGTAATTGCTGTTTACGCATCTTCGCAGCAATACGTGAATGCACGAACATCACACCACGTCCACGTAATGAAGCATTCATTGTGCTTTCCGCATCAATGTAGGCATCTACTGACCAACGTGAAGCATCTGTTGCTGTTGAAGCAGAGATGTCAGTAGTGAATCGCTTGCCGTTCGCCTGGTCATAATTACGCAAGCCAATTACTGTTGCTAGAGCACGGTTTTCGGCAGCTTGTTGCCAATACTTATTCAGCATTCCACCAATAAGCTCAAGTGAATTGACCTTCGATAAATACTGCCCAAGAACAGACTCAAGAAAGCCTTCGTTCATATAAGCAACGCGGCCTTGCATTTCACCTGCATCAATCGTGCGAGGCATTGCGATATCAGTCAAAATGGTGTTGCCATAGTTCTGTTCAACATTACCATCCACACCGTTAATGTATGGAACGACGAATGTTGATGAACCACTTGTAAGCAAAGGACGTAAAGATTCATCAGATACGAATGCACCTGACTGCACGAGTGGCGAAACTGCCACAGGATTTGGACGTAGATAAGATAAAACTACGTCACGGTTAAATACTTCTACTAAAGAAGGCATGGAGTTACTCCCAATAATTAATTATTAAAGTCACCATTCGCTACTGCTGCTTGGAACCCTTGAGGATCATTCTTTTGGAATTCCAAGCGCTCTTGCGTGGTCATTTCACTTGGTTTCTTGGCAGCTCCACCACCCGAACCACCGCCAGAAGCCCCACTTCCTGACGCATTTGAAGCAACAATTAATGGCTTAAACGCCACATTGCTACGAAACTCTTTTTTGAGGTCATCAATACTTAAAGCACTAGGTTTGCCCTGCGAATCTAGTACACGTACTTTGACCTCACCGTTTTCATCAGTTTCAACCTGAAGACGGTTAGTAATATGTGGAAGCAAAACTGCCTCCGAGCCTTTGATTGAAAGCTCACTTGCTAATGCTTGTGCTGTTTGCCCGACAGTTAATTTGTAGACTTGGTCTTGCAATGCTTTGGTAGCTTCTGCATGTTTTGCTTCTGCTTGCTCAAGCTTGGCTTTCCAAGATGCTTCAATTGCAGCAACGTCACCTTTTTTACGGGCTGCTTCTTCGGCTTCACGTTGAGCTTTTTCTTCAGCTTCACGTTGTTTTTGCTGGGCAGTTTTCTTTTCACCAAGAAGTTCTTCAACTTTCCGTTTCAGCCCATCCAGTTCTGAATTATCTTGCTGCGGCAGACCTTCAACTTTTAAATAAAATGCGCCATCTTTTTCTTCGTAAAGCGCTTTCATTTCATCAGATAAGCCCTCTAGGCTATCGAGTTTGTATTTCATGTTTTGCTCCCTGAGCGGTTTTGCAGTCACAAACTGCGGGCAATAAAAAAGCAGCCGAAGCTGCTAAGGTTTGAATTAAGTTGTTTTACATATTTCTATAAATAACTGGCTTTAATGCTTGAGATGCAATCCAAATATCGTTACGACATACAGGGCAATTCAACACATAGATAGTTTCGTTTCTATCGCTCATGACTCGCAACTCATTCTTTTGAAATTCGATAACTGAATAACACTTGCCACATGAGTCTCTATAGGTCTGCAACTCGGGCGGCACACCTCGACTAATTACTTTCATAATCCCAACCTCTTAAACATTTCTTCATCAAGCTTTTTGAGTTCAGCAAGTGTGAATGGCTGACCAGTTAAAGGATCAACAAACTTATCCAGGGAATATTTACCCTCTTTGAATAGCTTATATCTTGAAGGCCCAAGCCAAGACTTTTGGAAAGCCGCATCTTGTTTATCAAACCAACCTTTAAAAGTTGTATTTGAATCCACAACGCCTATTTCACCATCACCATTCACTTTATTGTTGAATGGCCGCATCCCAATCGTTTTACCTGACGGATTTGCAACAGGAACTAGAATCGATCTACAGTTTGGATGAAGTGGCGGTACCGGATGAGGCTCATCCTTCCTGTAAACCTTGTCCGAGTAACCCATACAGATTTTAGAAGTACGGCTATCTAGTGTGGCAATGAACTTTACATATTCAACACCAATGGATTGATACGTTTCATTCAATGCAACATTAGAAACATGACTTCTAGCTGTGCGAACCATTGTAGAAATCTGGTTTCTGCTCTGATCAAGCAAGCCATCTTGGTAATTAAGCTCTTTTTTCCCCTTAATCCTTTGGATGATCTGTTGATTTGTTTGCCCACTTGATAAGCCATCTCGAATTGTTTGCTCCACTCTAAGGCGAGTGTCATCTGCAATACGCGCAAAAATGGAATCAAGTAGCGCTCCACCACTCAAAGGGGTTTTCTTTACCTTGTTGAATAGCGTCTTGCTATTTGGCTCTATTTTTCGATTAGAAATAGTTTTTGCTTGATATGTAGCTTCATATACAGCAAGTGCTGTTGCGCTAACTGTGAAGCTGTCAAGCAATCCTGAAGCTACACTTGCTTGCCAAGTCTGAACTAAGGTCCGTACTTCTTTTAAAACAGGTGTCGTGTATTGCCCCGCCATCAAAGCCGTCTTCTCAGCATCACTCAAGTCATCTAGTAAGTCTCTTAACTTTGAAAGCATCTCACTAGACAGTGAATCAAACTGTGTTAAGAGATTATTAATTTCTGTTGAAGACAACCGGTAGAGATAAGCCTGATGTGATACCAAAGCATCAAGAAGTGCTTGTTGTGACAACTGGACGTTCATTTGTCACTCCTGATATTTTAAACCACCATAGGTCTATTGACTGACTCGCTTTCGATGCGTGTTTGCTCATCTTCATAGCTAATTTCTGGAACTTTCCCAGTAGTTAGCAACTCATGGAAGGTTTCCATACTCATACGATTAGCAAGCACCATTTCCCAATAGAACTTAAGCGTATCAAGATCAATCTTACCTTTTGCAAAATCTTGCTTAATTGTGAGTTTCGCTTTAGATCCGCTTCCGTAATATGCGGCACACCATTTAAGCGCGTATTCCATCGCCTCATTAGTGTTAGCCACACACAAAGAAAGAACACTGAACTGAGCTAGCTTTTCATTGTTAGATTGGGTAGCTGTCTTGTTGACTTGTTCAGTCTCAAGGATCTTCGCCCCCATCGCCTGCATGTACTTTTCTTTAGCATCCATAGCCTGTTTTGCTAAGGTGCTTTCATTGACTTGCTTGTAGTCAAATGATGAGCCTTTCGGAAGCATTAAAGGATTCTTAGAACCTAAGCGAACTCCATTTTTCTGCAACCAGTCGCGCCAACCTTCATCAAGTTCATTAATAACTGGTTGAGCTTGCCCACAGATAAATACCATTTCTTCATAGCTTGCGCTGTTTTGATAATGGGCCAAGTTCATAGTGACAATTGGTTCTAATGGGATCGGGTCAATATTCCAATCATTAGCCAAAGACCCCAAAGGAATAAAAGGAATTTCATTCCATCTTTGGCCTAATGAATTCGTTGGATAGAAGGCATCACCGCCCTGTAGTTCTCCTGACTTATCTGTATAAACTTGAACGTTATATTCATTGTTTTCATCAAGTCGAAGTACGCGGTAAATATTGATTTCTTTCTTAGAGAATTCGTCTTCTGGATCTTTTTCTGTGGACTTCTCATGCAAGACAATAAGTTCAGGCTTATAGACCGAACCAACTCGCTTTAGACTCCAATTGATAATGCTCAACGACTCATAAAATACGATTGTTGGTCGAATGCCTAAGCTCTCTGCCTGCTGCACAGACACATTGCCATTAGTAGTCGGATAATCTACAAACAAACCACCGCGCGCATGTTTAAGCTGACCTTGCAAGGCAGATTGTGCAACTTGGTAAATTGACTTACCTGTACCATCTGCATCGTATTTAAGAAAATCCATTCCATCTGGTTCGAATGTTGGATCCTCTGCAAATACCACGCCCACCATCTTGTTTAATGTGTCTTTAGCAATCTCATAGAACACAGCACGGGTTAAGTAAGCCAAATAATATTGATCATTCTGCGTTAAGTCAGACGATACATTGGGTTTTGGTAAATAAAGTTCGCCACGCTTCTTAACCGTGGCAGAACCATCACAGACATCGTCGATAGTTTCCCAACGCTTTTTCATGTCTGCATAAGCTTGATGTTCAGTATTAACTGGCATTAGTAAACCATTCCTATATCTAGTGTTTTTGCAACAACCTTTTTACCCATAGCCACAGCAAACATACGGAAGCCATCAGCACCGTGTGAGTGAATGTCATGAAGTGGGTTGTCTTTCCAACATCCAAGCTTGTCATTCCACTCTTTTCGATAGTTCTCAAGATGAGTAATGCCCTCAGCACATTTGTATTCATCAAATTCGCATAAAGGCAGAATCTCACGGACCTGCTCGATACCATCCATTACGGTGATACTTGGCACCACTTCGAAATTGACTGAGTACTTCTCCCCGTCATCGAGCACATAGCCCTCTTTGGCAATGTCAAGACGAGACTTACCATCATTCATAAGAGAGCGGTTTTTAATGTCGTGCGGAGCATAATGCTTGCTGTACTTGTAGCCTTTTTCTTTAAGCACTTTGAAATAGTGCCGCATACCTTCGCCTGAGTTTTCGTAGTAATCGATAACTTGGTAGCAAGTATCTGATAACTTCCGGATAAACCAGATCACCATTGAGTCTGAGACACCTAAGTCCCAGAAGGTCATAACAGGTAAATGATCATTAGAAGGCAATACACCAATGCGTTTATTGGCATACAAGAATTTAAATTGGTTCTTGTAGTAAGCACCTTCAACAGACTGAGCAAAAGCTTCACTAGGAATACTTGGATATTCCCGCTTCATATCCTCGCCAAGAGTTTTCTCTTTTGAGTGATACCAAGCTCTTTGCTTTGGCGTTGTTTTAATCTTGTGCTTAACTTCCAGTTCTTCAAAGTATTGAACTAGGCGCTGTGGGAGTTCTTCAGTTGGTTCAATTTCATAATCAGCATTCTTCCACCAGGAGAAGAAAAAGAATTTCCAATCAAGTGGACTTAGTTTTTTGTTGAGTAGTAATAACTTTTCAGCTAATTGGCAGAAT